TTCCTGATGGTTCTTTAAATGGTAATGGCATGAATGCATCTCGTAAGTTTCCTCCTGGTGCATCGACATCTCTAAACTCTCCCGGTTGAATAGGTTGTGCCTCGTCTCGCATCTTGATACCACGCATCTTGAATCCTGCTGGTAGATTAGACAGGGTTCCGGCGTCAAGGAGCGATCGCAAAGCTGCAGTCGCTGATCTCGATAATCCACCTATCATGTGTATCAAACCAAAACCATAGAAACCAAGTCCTGGTAAAAATTTAAAGTGCACAAAATATTGTATCTTACTTCTTGTTACATCTCCCACCTCATAGTTTCTTCTGATCGATAATACCTCTCGTGATCCCTCTTCGATTGTAACTATGTAGGGAAGTTTAATTCCTGTAGGCTCACCTTGTGTGTCCATGTCCTCAAATCCTTCTAGATCTAGGTTGACATGACACTCTAGTAGTGTGAACATTCTCTGATCTCTACCCTTGCTCATGCCGTCTAGTTCTCTCTCTTTTTTGTCGGACTCTGATTCATTATCCTGACCTGGTGTTAATTCTATATCTCTATAGAAACCACCAACCTGTTGTTTTCGTAATTCATTTTCTGACATCTTAACAACATGGATGATTGATTCCGCATCGTCTAATGAGGTAGCCGAATATGGAACGACCAGGTCATCTGCAGGAACAAATTTAGAAACCGTTCTCTGCATAATCTCATCGTAATATATTTTTTTAAATGTAGATCCTGTGAGTGGTAAATAGAATAACATCTGATCAAACTCAGACTCGTACTCTTTCATCTCACCCATGATCTGATAATTCATAAATTCTTTTACTCTGACAGACTGTGCCTCTTTATCTGGAGTTGGTGTGCCGATTATCTCTGTTCTGACTGGACCACCTGCCGGTAATAATTCTTTGTAAGCCAAAGATTGAAACTGTGTGACCGCCTCTGCCAACACCGGGTGAACAGCACCTGATGCACCTTTGAATGGTTCTGTGTTGTCCTCGTATTTAAATCCTAAAAGATCTAAACCTTTTGTGTAAGATGTCTCCCAATCTTTTCTTGATGATTTGTATTCTTGAAAATTCTCATATAGCTCGTGACCTATTGGAGCCATGACTTCTTCTGGTAGAAGTTCTGCAAGATTTGCAAAGTGATCATCACCTTGCTCCTGACTGCCAACAGATGGATCAAAATTTATATCAACGCTACCATCCTCATTAGGCTGGATATCAATCGGTGAATCTTGTTCTTTTTGTTCCTCTTGTATATCTACCTGTACCTGTTCAGGACTTGGGACGTTTATCGTTTGCTTTACGTTTGGTAAAGTCTTGTCTATTTCTGCCATTTGTTTTCTCCAGTTTTACTGTCTTAACAGTATTGTAGTTAATATTCAACCCCTGTGCATCTGGGCCAGATTTTGGCGGTGGTCCTGATTTTTTGCCGATCATATCAATGACTCCTCTAAATCATCTAATCCTACGTCTTCAAAATCATCCATCATCTTCGATAAATCTTTTGCTCTCTCAGCTGCAGCAAAATCTGGATCTATTCTTCTTCTTGCATTGTTAAGTGCTACCTCTGCATCTCCAGAATCAAACGCCATGGCTTTATCTAAAATATTTAAATCTAAACCTTGTTCATCTGCTTTTGTAATTGCAGTTTTAAGAGCGTTGACACCAAATGCATAACCTACAGGTTTGATAACTTTACCAACTGTCTTTGCTCCTTTAGTAAAAGCTTTTTTAAACATATCTCTTGTTTTAGTTTTTTCTGGAATAGGTGCTTTATCTGCTGTTGTAAGTTGACCTGACTCTATTAAATCTGGAATTGCTTTTTTTAATAAAGGTCTCGTTTCTCTACCAATTTTTGCTTCTGAAAATAAATTTTTTAAAAATCTATCTGGGGTTAATGATTCTCCTACTAACACGTCTCTAACTCCAGATTGAATACCACCTATATTTTTAATTTTTTTTTCAAAATTATTTAATATTTTTTTAACATCTTTTTCATTTGTCCCTGCCTTATCCAATTGTTTTAAAGTATCTAATCTAATGTGTCCTTCCAAACCATTTGGTTTATGCATTGCTAGTTGAACTTTAAATGGATTTTCATTTATTCCAAAAGGATGATGAACTTGATAAGGAGACGCCTTCCAATTATTTAATTCATTTTTAGTTAATAAATTTTCTCTTAAAACTGTTCTCAATGAAACATTTGTTTTACCTTTATAATTTATTGTTTGATCACTTAACCAATTTTTATATTTATAAGGTAAAGACATTTCTTTAAAAGAAGTATCTGGTAAACTGTCAATGTATTTTTCTAAATTTTTAAAAGTTACTTTTTTATTTGTTTTAGTGTCTAATAAAACTAATTTATTTTTTACAGCAGCGGTTGTTAAATCATTAGGTCTTGTAACAACTTTTAATCTTGGTTCAGGTGGTTTGAAATCACCAGCCCTAGGGCCATAAGTTCTTTGTCTAGTGCTCTCATATAAATCTTTCCAAATTTGAAATTTTATATCTTTACCTGGATTTGGAAAAACGTCTTTAGATTTTATTAAATTTAATTTTTCTATTTGTTTTGCTTGTTTAATTTTATAAGCCTCTGGTCTATCTGCTTTTAAATTAATTTTTTCTCTTATTCTACCATCAGAGGCTTTATAATAATCAATTCCTTTATAAGTTATGCTTTCTACTCTTCCTGTTTTTCCTTCTAATAATTTTTTTATTTTGTTTTTATCCTCGACATTTAAAGTTCTTTTTGGTCTTATTTTTAAAAATTCATTCTCTGCTAAAACATTTGATGCAGTTGTTTTTGAAATATCTATTTTTGATTGTTCTATTAAATCTGCAAGATTAGAATCTTTTAAAATTTTTTTATCTAATCCTCTTAAAAAATTTCTAAATTGTTCACTTTGACTTTTAATATTTGCAAAACCCTCTCTTGATCCTAGATCCTGGCCTTCAATAACACCGCCACCAATTGCGAGCTTCTGCCTTGGCCGCAACAGGTACGCCATCATTTGATTGTATTCATGTACTTTCATTATAGTTTCAATATGCCAGCTAAACCACCGGCTGCGTTTGGTTCTCTATCTGTTGGATCAAAGTCTTCTAATATCTCTCTTTCTTTTAGATCTTTTTCTAATTGTTCTATTAAATCTTCAGTGGCCATACCCATGTCTGGATCTTTTTGTACTTGTAAATCAAAGAAGCCCTCTATGTCTATTAAATCATCTAATGGTTTTAAATTACGTCCTGATTGTTCTGCATCAACTATATCACCCGCAAGATTTTGAATGTCTGTTCCTGCTCCGACTCCAAAATTATTTAAAAAAATATCTAACGGATCTTTCTTTCCTATTTCAATTCCTTTTTTATCTAATATTCTTCTGGCAATTGTTCGCGTGATACCTGTCACCGGATCCAAGGGTCCACCTGATCTGCTAGGATTTTTTAAATTTTCTATACCCATTCTTATATTGTCAGTTGATTCTAATCCTTCAAACTTACCGGGTTGTTTTTCTGCCTTGTCTATTTCTTTTTGAAAGAAATCCATTAGCTCATCAGCTTTAGCCATCTCTTTTTGCATTCTTTGTTTGGATTTAGATAATCCATCTAATGCTCTTCCATAAATTTTTGATCTTTCTTTTACAGGGAGACCATCATAGTCAATGCCTTTGCTTTCAGCTAAATCCTCCGCCACAAGTTCTGCATCAGTTTTTATGTCTCCACTAAGTCCTCCTGATACATTATCAATTGCAGCTTCAACATCTTTATCTGTAAATTGTGAGGGTTTTCCAGTGTCACCCTCACCTCTAAGAATTTTTTCTAGGTCATCCATCGGATCATCTGATAGATTAACCTCATCTAGTGGTTTTGCATCTAGTGTCTCGATACCTTCAGTTTTCTTTGCATCTCTAACAAAAGGTAAAACTGTTCCCTCTTTCTTGCCAGGTTTACCAACCACTGGTTTTTTAGCTGACTCAAAAACTTTTTCTATTTGTTTTTTTAAAAGCGGTGTGACTTTTCCAAACTGCTGTTCAGCAAACTTTATTGCTTGAGGTATTTTTCTAATCGCTCCAGATCTAACCAAGTTTGTTAGTGCTATTAAGAATTGTGCTAGTGGTCCCATAATTTTACCAATAATATTTATAATTTTTTCTAGGCATCTGTTCATCCTCGTAATCTTCAGGATGGTTCAACAGACCACCTTGTCTAAATCTCATGACCGCTTGTGTGGTGCTATCAACCAAGTCATCATGATCCCCATACG